TCTTGGGTCTGGGCATCTTCTTCATCCTCATCAGTTGGGGGTTGGTCATCAGGGTTGTAGTCTGCGCGGCGGGTGAGGATCTGTCCCCACCGCCATTCTTGGTAATCTTCTGAGTACATGGTCAATCTTCGTACTCGAGGCGCTCAGAAAAAGATGGGTTCCAACCATTTTCAAAGGCGTCAGATTGCGCCCAACGCATGACCCATTCATGGGCCGTGAGGTTGCGCGTGTCTTTAATTTCCCAATCATTTGCGTCAGCAGTGATTTCAATGACCTCTGCCAGTGACAAGTCAATGTCAAAGTGGGCATAAATTTTGTGGGTTTCTGAACGAGTAATCATCTAAATGCTCCTTGAAGTTGCGGCCGTGGCCCCGGTTGATTGATTATTTTTTTGATGCTTGTCGCTGCAAAAAATCAAACAGTTTGCTGCTGGCGCAACGCACGCAGCGCATTTCTGATGGCAAAGCCAAGAATTCGGCGGCTGGAGCAGTGAAGTGCTCACCACGCAATGAACCGCCAGATCTGCCACCCTGGCATGTTGGACCGTATTTAACGGTATGTTGAAGATGATGCTTGTGGGACATTTTTCTCTCCTTGTTGTTGATATGCCGATCATACACTGATTGACTAAGTCATCAAATCCCATACGCATTAGTCAACTATTAACCCCATACAATAGATCCCGGCAGGCCAACACCTGCTGATTGCCCCTGGAACTCCAACCGGGCGCAGTTGCCACTTGGGGGGCTGGGCATCACTGTCTGGCCCCCATTTTTTCATGGTCTTGCACAAGTTGTCAATTTGGGGTTAACATCCAAGACATGAAAACAACCGACAACCCCATCAAAGACGTGCTGGTCAAGGCCAGCACTGCTGGCTACACAATGGCCGATGTCTGCCGAGTCGCGCAGATCGACCAGTCCCAGGTCAGTCGCTGGCTCTCAGGCCGCACCAAGCCACTCTATGACAGCGTGAAGCGCCTCAATGACGCCACCGATGCCCTGGTAGCGGCCAGGCTTGAAGTGCTCAACAAGGCCATGGACGAGGCGCTCAAATGAGGCACATTGGCATCGACCCTGGTCTGTCTGGCGCCATCGCGGTGCTCACAGATGACACGCTCCAGATCCATGACATGCCGGTGATGACCGTGGACAGAAATGGCAAAGCCAAGCGGCAGGTGAGCGCAAATGAGCTGGCCGAGCTGCTGAACCTGTACGCGGGGAAAGACTGCCACGTCTACTGCGAGCGCGTGAGTGCCATGGCAGGGCAGGGCGTAACGAGTGTCTTTTCGTTCGGGCGCAGTTTTGGAATGATCGAGGGGATCTTGGCAGCGCTCAAGATGCCGGTCACCTTTGTGGCCCCTGCCACTTGGGTCAAGGGAGTTGGGCGCAGCCCTGGCAAAGATGCCAGCCGGGCCAGGGCAATGGAGCTTTTCCCGAATTACGAATACTTCTTCAAGCGCGTTAAGGACGATGGCCGGGCTGACGCTGCACTCATTGCACATTGGGGGCGTAAGCATGGATGACGCAGAACGCAAAGCCATGAGGGACCAGATCGTCTGGCTTACCCAGGAACTCGAGAAGGCCAGACGCGCCAACCAGGACAAGACGCTGCTCATGGCCCGAATGCTCAGTCCCGAGGACCTTGGGCACGCAGTCAGCAACGAGGTCAGATCCCTCATCTACACGATCATCATCAACGAACAGGATGCAGAAAGAGAATCATGGAACAAAAAATAATCCTCAGACCAAGTGCAGCATCACGCTGGATCGCCTGCCCGGCCAGCGTTAAGTTGTCTGTCGGCATCCCAGAGCAACCCTCTGGCGAGGCCGCGCAGATCGGGACGGCCATCCATGCCTTGGCCGAGCTTTGTTTCAAGGCCAAGTCCAACCCGGCAGACTATGTCGGCAAGGAGGTGGAAGGCATCACTATGACGCAAACAAATGCCGAGTATGCGCAGCTCCACCTTGATGAGATCAAGCGGGTGCATGACGAGCTGGGGCACGTCAGAGTCGAGCAGTACGTCACGATTGTGGACACTGATGAGGTTAAGTTGGGTGGGACTGCTGACGTTGTCGGCCTGGGGTCTGGCAAGCTCATTGTGTCGGACTTGAAGACGGGCAAGGGCTGGGTGGATGCTGACAGTCCCCAGCTCAAGATCTACGCCTTGGGCGCCATTAGGTCAGCCGCGAAGAACGGTATCCCACCTCCCGGGCAGATTGAGTTGCGCATTGTCCAACCGCACCATGGTGACGTGCGCAGCCACTCGATGACGTATTCAGAACTCTTTGACTGGTATCAAAACACCTTGCGTCCGGCGATACACGCCAGCACTGACTCTGCCTCCCAGCCCACTCCCAGTGACTCTGCCTGCCAGTACTGCCCGGCCAAGGTTGTGTGCCCCGCCCAACGCAAAGGGTTTGAGGTGCTCGCGGCCAAGCCAAACCTGACAACCCTGGACAAGGAACAGATCCAGGCCGTCATGCTCTCGCTCTCAGTTGAGCAGATTGCTGACCTCTTGGAGCGTGCGCCAGTGGTCGAGAAATTTATAGACGCTGTGCGAGATCACGCTGTGCAACGTATCAGGAACGGTGAGTCAATTCATGGCTGGCAGATGGTCCCAAAGCGTGCAACGCGCAAATGGACCAATGAGGATGCCGCCTTGCAAGCGCTCACTGACGCTGGCATCGACAAGTCCAAACTGGTCTTGACAGAGATGGTGACGCCTGCGGTGGCCGAGAAGCTCCTGGGCAAGGACAAGAAGTCCATGGTCGATGACCTCACCACAAAAGAATCCACGGGTTTGACTCTAGGCCGTGCCGTAGAGTTTGCCCAATAATCCCATTCCCCCAACCGTGTCTATTGACACACAACTCTGAAAGCGAAAGCAAAATGCTAAATCTATCCTCTGGTGGCGGCTCAGGCTCCTACATTCGTTTCTCCCCCCAGGCCAATGCCTGGACCAATCAAGATGGAGAGATCCAACTTGGCAAAGTGGTATTCGACATTGACAACGTCACAACTGGCTGGCTCGAGCTGGGCGTTGGTGTCAGGGACTGGCAGCCTGATGCTGCCCTGGGCAAGAAGGGTCCGCAGCCCACTGCCAACCACAAGCGTGGGTTTTCCTTGGTCTTTTACTCCAAGGCACTGGGCACTGTCGAGTGGTCCAGCAATGGCGTTGGCCCCAACATGGGCCTGGAAGCCCTGTACAAGCAATGCTCTGAACAGCGTGCTGCAAACCCTGACAAGCTCCCAGTAATTGAGTACACAGGCTCGCGCATGGAGAAGATCGGCAAGGGCACAACCCGTATCCCGCTATTCAACTTAACGGGTTGGATTGCCAGGCCAGCAGGCATGGACGCGCAGACACCGCCCATTGATGAGTTTGATCCTTTCCCTGCGCCAGTACCTGCACCAGCAGCTCCAGCGGCCAAGCAACACGCCGCACCCATCCCCGTTCACTCTGACGAGGACTTGTTCTAAGACGTAACGAATTAAGGGCCGGGGCTTTGTCCCCGGCTTTTTTTTCCCTCATGGAATCAAAAGAAGAATTCTGGCAACTGCTGGTGCTGCTCTTAGCGCGGCGGGTGTACGAATTGGAGCAAAGAATTAAAAAAATGGAGAAGCAATGCAAGCCGAACAGATAGCAAAGGCGCTTGGCAACGCGAAGAGAGTTGGCAAAGGATGGTTGGCAAGTTGCCCACTGCCAACGCATGGACAAGGGCACGGGGACAAGAACCCGAGTCTCAGCATCAGTGACGGCGAGGACGGCAAACCGCTGTTCAAGTGCCACTCTGGGTGCGATCAGCATCAGTTGTTTCACGCCATCAGGAATTACGGGCTGCTGCCAGACATTGAGAAACGCGATCCATTGGCAAACATCAAGCCACTGCCAGCCCTCACGCCGCAAGTCTTGGAGCACGAATGGGTCTATGTGGACGAGGACGGTGAACCCCTGTTCGTCAAGCAAAGATTCAAGACAAGCAGTGCCAAGGGCAAAGACTACAAGCTCATGCGTTGCGTCAAGCAGCCAGATGGGACTATTGCCAAGTTTCCAGGGTTCAGAGACACGCGCCTGGTGCCATACAGGTTCCCCGAGTTGTTGTCTGCAAAGACCGCTGGCCGCACCATATTCCTGACTGAAGGGGAAAAGGCAGCCGATGCCCTGGTATCGATTGGAGTTATCGCCACCAGTGCTCATGCGGGATCGGGGAGCTGGCCCGAGGAGATAACGCAGTACTTTGCCGGGGCAGTGGTCATCATGGTCCCCGACAACGACCTGGCGGGTTGGACGTATGCAGGCAAGGTGGCCGCGGCACTGATCCCTGTGGTGAAGTCACTCAGGATCTTGGACCTGCCAGTGGAAGGGTTGACAGATGATGCCTGGGAGTGGGTCAATGTGCTGGGAGGCACCAGGCAGGCACTTGTGGAGCTGGCAAAAATAAGTCCATTGATACGCCATGAAGATGATGTAACGACCCCGGAAAGATTAAGCGGGGCAACATTAAACACAACAACAAACGCAACAAACGAAACCGCCCCAGGCAACGTCCACCAAGAAACAGACAAGACGTACAAGCCATTCAAGATTGAATCTTGGCAGTCGGTCAAGGACGAACCCGTCAACTGGTTGATCCAAGACGTGATCCCTGAGAAGTCCTTTGTGGCCCTGTATGGGCCGCCAGCGTCATTCAAGTCATTCATCGCCATGGACATTGCCGAGTGCATCGCCAGTGGCAGGCCGTGGCTTGGCAAAGAGATCAACGGCACTGGGCCGGTCTTGTACATCGCCGGTGAAGGTCATGGCGGTATCGGGGCCAGGATCGCCGCGATCAAGCAGCACCACAACACGCCAGATTCAGCGCAGGTCTATGTCGTGCGCTCGCAAATCAACCTCCGATCCAGTGTGGATGACTTCACCAACCTGATCCTGGCAATCGATGAACTGGTGCAGGAGCTGGGCGTTGACCTGCGCATGATCGTGATCGACACGCTGGCACGGGCGTTTGGCGGTGGAAATGAGAACTCGAGTGATGACATGGGTGCCTTCATCCAGGCCACAGGAAAGATCCAGAACAGATACAAGTGCAGCCTCATGTTGCT